ATGCCCCCAACTTGTTTTCTGTGGGGGCATTTTGATTATCGTCGGTGTTGATGGCGACGATGACGAGCTTGCCTGGGTGGAGGTACTGGTCGCTTACGTCCCTTAACCCAGCGAACATGTGTGCGAGGATTACGATTCAACATATGGCGATCAACATGCTGAACACTCCAAGATCCACGTACCCAAACACCATTAGCTCGATAATAGCCTGGTGTCCAAACCCAAGCTTTAACTTGGTGGGCAGGCACACGAACATGCGTTTGTTGTGGTGGATGAGCGTGCGCAACACACCCAGAAAGAAATGCTCCGAAAAGAGCGGCGGTAATAAGTGATTTCATTGTTTTAACTCCTGTTCTATAGACGTATAACTAGTTTTATTATTCATCATTTTCTTCATAAAAATCTGCTGCGTTTCCTTCGCGCTTGTCAAACTTATAAATAACTTCCTCGTCCATAATCTCATGGACCCTTGACCGGAATTCTTCTTCTGCCATTCGGTCAGTCCACTTCGTTGCTTGGAACTTCGCACCCAGGGCATTCCCAGAGGAGTCCAAGAGAGTATACCAGGCGCCTGTGCGAACCAAATTGGATGAGCCAGCGATTGCATCAAACAAGCTTTCATCATCCTGAATGCCAATCTCATCTCCCCAAAGGATTCGGAAGTTACACTGCCGACCTTGAGTACCAAAGCGAGATTTCTCCAACTTTACCTTAACCTCTGAACCGATGCGAAAGCCCTTATCATCAGTAACAAAAGATGCCTTGGCTTTTCGCCCAGTCAGCCAGATGCGAAGTGAGTATGCATAAATCATAGCCTTTCCGCCTGGTGTGACATAAGGGGTCGTCATAGCCTCAGAGGGCGAACGAGTGATGTTTGACTTCAACTGGTTAAGGACCAAGAAGGTAGACTGCGAGTTAGCAATGGGTACAGTCAACTTAGACATGCCCTTTGCAAGAATACGAGCCTTCATAGCCATAGAGGACTGAGGGTTAAAATCTCCTTCAATATCCGAGATAGCTGGAGTCAGAGCCAAAGAGTCCCAGATAAACAACATACGATTGTCATTGTTTGCCAAGAGATCCTCGATAGTCTCCAAAACAAATTCAACAGAAGCTGCCTGAACATAAAGGAGGCTGCTCAAGTCGCAACCCGCTTTCTCAAGGAAAGCCGGATCAATCGCAGACTCAGAGTCAAAATAAATAACATCCATTCCCATCTTTTGAGCGTTCGCAGCAACTTGGGCTGCCATATAAGACTTTCCTGTTGCTTCAAGACCTGCGATCTCAACAACCTTACCAACGGGGATGCCAGAAAGTTTACCACGACAAATAATTGAGTCCAACCAGCGAGAGCCAGTTGGAATCCACTCTTTAACCTCGGTGGGGTTTTGTTCAGTCAAGTCGTGAGCGACATTCAGACCAGCCCTTTTATTAATAAGGGCACGCATATCAGATAAGTTTAACTTACCTGCTTTTGTAGTTTTAGCTTTCGCCATTCTCATTTAATCTCCAAAATAAAAGTGTGAGGCACCTGATAACCCTGTGCCTCCCTGTGGGCGCGGGGATTACGCTCCCATGAGTTCGTTGAAGGCAGCGTCAACAGAGGACACTGTGTCAGTGGAGGGAGGAGGGGTTGTGGTTGAACCAGTCCCCTCGTTGGTGCCTTCTTCACCAAGCAGGTATGCGTCTAACATAGCGCCTACTTCTGCTGGCGTTTTACGCTCAAAGAGCGTGTCGAATTCTGGAATACTTTCAAGAAATTCCGCGCATCGTTCGTCACCACCAACTGCCTCATCACAGAGGACAGAGGAGCGACGACGTGGAGTAAGCTTCGTTTGTGGGAAGCTTGCTCCGGGTGGCTTACCATAATGAAGAACAAGATCAGTTCCTGTATCAGTATCGGTAATATCTCCATATTCTGGATTAAGGACAAGGTTGAGCAATTGCTCATATACTTGCTTTCCATAACCCCAAATACGAACACCCTTATCTTCTTCACCTCGTACAAGTACGGGTGAGAAAAATCTTTGACGTGCCATAAGCGACTTCGCCATTTTAATACTTTCTTCGGTGCCCTCGTTAAAAAGCTTCCGAACAAAGTCGTTCAGTGGATCCTCTTCACCAAAGTTCTTCTTTGGACTGAGGAAGCCTGGATTGTTTCCTACGTTGTAGTGAAACCAGAAATCCTTGAAGGGATCGCCGTCAGCGGTAGGAACAATACGAATAGTCTGTTCGCCATCTTGTGGACGCCAGAACGTATCGCGGTTACCTCCGCCTTTTCCTTGCAGTGCAGCCCTGCGCTGCTTCATTTTATCTAAATCAATTCCCATTGTCTTTTCTCCTTGTAGTTGTGACTGGTTGGTCTAGAGTCAAAGCGATAACTCTCTCGCTTTGCTATTATAGATTGTAACATAGTTTTATTCTTCTGTCAAAGAATTTTCAAAATAATCTGGATCTATTGGAACTGTGACGACAAATCCTGCTGCCAGTTCACATTGGCATCCGTCATCATCGAGTGCAATAAAGTCTCCAATAAAAAGAGCGCAAGTGACTTCACATCGCCCAACTTTTTTTCCAAGTTCAATTCCGTTTTTATGAACCTGGATTGCTGCAAAGGTGCCAACTAGAGAAAGGGCAAACAATGTAGTCATTCTTTTCCAGTGGTCTTTTAAAAAATTTAGTGCGGTTTTCATATAATTCTTAATTGTTCGTTAACTCGGTGTTTGCCACCAAGTACCCGTAGTTTTGTTCATAAGAGGTAGAGTAAACTTGAAACCCTGCTCGAACGTCTTTCCCAATGTTTTTATTAATATTGTCAGTTAGTGTTCGCAAAAGTTTTCCGTCTGTCTCTAATGCTTTTGAGTTGATAGCATAATAATAACACTTCTCTCGGATGTTGTCAAGGGAAAAAAACAATTTTTCTTTGCCCTCGTCCACATTTACAATACCAAATGTTGAAATGCGTGTTGTATCTGCCTTATCAAATGGGGTCGCATGGATCGCTTTCTGGTGATCGTAAATATTAACCATGTGAATAGTGGAGACAATCAGTTCATTTAGCCTATCATAGTAGCCAATAATTGGGACATCGCCCAGAACTTCTTCTACTTTCTTATTATCTACAAGAAAAATACGATTGAACACACCCGAGCGGGTATACTCTTGTAAAACATTTCTTACTACTCGCTCTTGGAGGATGTTCATGTGTCCCAAGAATTCCATATCTGGCTTGATATAAAGAATATTAACTTTCTTTCCTCGGAGGTTCTTTAGAATTTGAAGTGAAGCGCCGGAGATCATGCCGGAGCCAGACAATACAAATAGAATATTGTCTGTGGTTTTGGCAAAGAATGTCTTCATCGAGCGAACGGTTTTCTCGTACTTCTCAGGGCTGTCTTGTTTTTTTAACAAATGGCAGTTTTTGCTTTTAGGGTCAAGACCCTCGGAGTCAATCTTAAAGGTCTTATACTGAGGATATTGTGCAAACTTGTCTGCAATAGCACAACCAGCTTTTCCAAGTCCGATTACTGTATCCATTCAATCCTCCTCATATCCCCATATGACTTGCCCGCACTTAAGTTAACCTGAAACTTTCCAAAAGGAGTTTGAGAAAATATCTCCAACAACTCTTGGACACAATCACGCTCGGTATCGTCAAAGTCTATAACAATACTATCATGAAGTGTGAAAGAAATAAAAGAATTTTTATTTTTTAGCTTCTCTGCAATTTTAAATGCTCTGGAAAGCACGACATCACTTGTTGTGCTTTGTATTAAATAGTTTAATGCGTGGTGTTTGTCCGCACTGATTACACGATCCATCGGAGTAATGACAACTTGCCCATTCCAATATTTTCTTAAGATGCCCTCGCGATCATAAAAGCGGCGTGGTGCATAATCTTTTGACTGAGGATTGTAAAGCCAAGAGAAGATGCGCTTCTTTACTTCATCTCTTGTTCCGTTTCCACGATATATGTTATTCAAGTTCCAGATGTGGAGATCCTCAGTGGGTTGCTGCTTGCCGCTAAGACCAAGCAGAACACGAAGTTCCGCTGCATTGTAATCAAGTTCCACGAAGTAATCGTTTGTCGGTTTGATAATAGAGCGATATTCGCTGTCAAGTGTGAGGATTGGAAAGTAACTCTTATAAGTCGTCATGCGTCCAGTCTTCGTGCCCCACATATTGTAGTTGATGTGCGGTTTGGTGTATTTGGACTTCTTAAGGAAGTTGCGCACCTTTAGTTGATGGCTGTCGCGGGCGATCTCTGAGTAATCAACATTTAGCTTTTGTTGGCTGATGTCATAAGTCAACTCCGCCAAAGAACGGAGGAAGTCATAGTTCGCAGGCTTGGTGTGTGTCTTAACAATGTGATCTGTAATTTTATTCTTGACCTCGCAGTATTCTAACAAAAATCGTTGAGGAACAAGGTCAAAGAAGCAATTGATATCCAAGCTTATCTTGGCAGTGGAAAATGACTTATAGAAAGCGTTCAGGCGGGTGCTAATGGTGTCCCAGCGGTGTCTAAGAAAATCAGGGCAAACTTCATTTAAGGATTTGCCTCCGACGAATAGAGAGGCAATGAGAGCGTCTTTTTGTGAAAAAGCAGGGTTGTAGTTCCAAGTCGCAGATACAGCGTCGAAGTCAAACTCATCGCAGTCATAGATTAGTTTGCCGTCGTGGTATATACCGACACAGTGTTTTTTATCGTCTAAGGTTTGGACTAACAAGTATCACTCTTAGTATCCACCGCCACCGCTGGATGAGCCGCCGGATGGTGTGTTGGTTGTCGATGGACCTATTGTATCAGAGGATGTCGCTGATGTCAATAGGGTGCTTTTTTGGAGCGTGGTTGAATGCTTTCCGTCGATTGGAAAACGCAAGACTTTAAATACACCATTAATATAACTCTTTGCTGCGTCAATGCCAAGTGTTTTATGCAAATCTTGTGAATTTTTTACAACTTTTTTTATCTTGTTTGTGTCTAAGGGATTATCCATCTCGTAATTGATTAGTCGTGGATAATACGAAATCCAATATGCATCGTTGTAAATGGTTTCTAATTGTTGTGGTGTTATTGCCTCACGTCTAATCACCTCTTTCAAAGTTTTTTGGCAAACAACCTTAAATGATGAAGTCGGCACCTTTTTACCAGACACTGTTCTTGTCTCAAGAGAATATTTTTGAGCACTAACTTTTCCAGCCTTTACGACTTTCTGTTTTACGGGATAGTCACTGGCGTAATTGTTATAAAACTGAGTCATGTAAACCTTGATTAGATCATAGTCATAATCTTTTGCCTTATAATAACACTTATCGAACAAGTTGTCAATTGTTAATTCATATTTGTTCATATATTCTTGCATCGCTGGGGATCCAATATCCGCAATAATTCTACTTGGGTAGTTTATATCTACCATAAATCCAAACTTCTTTAAAGACTTTAGATAAAAATCATAATTCTGGCTGGTGAAAAAAGCTGCTGCTAGTTGACTTGTTTTTCTACTATTGTTTTGCGGAGCTAATTCAATTACAAGACCAGTTGTGGAAATTGGAGCAGCCGATGAGGCGATAAACGAGGAGCGAGAGAGGTTTACATTTTTTCCTGTTTTAGAAAAAAGAAGGTCAATCGCGCTCATAAAATCATCAAAATTATCTGGGGCGGCTTTTCCGAGCCTATCTTGTCTTTGTAAATAAGAGTTTATAAC